GATTAAACCACCATCTCTTAATAAAAAATGTGCTTAATGAAAAAATTTTCATAAATATCAATAAATAAAAGATTGAATTTATAAATATACGATTTATTCCGATACATCCGAAATTTTCAAATATTTGAATAATACCTGCTAATATAAAAATGACTGCTAAAAAACGGTCATTCGGATAATTTCGTAAAAAAAGGAATACACTTGAAATTATGACAATTAGTGGAATTATTATCATACATTTTATTCTAAAATATTATCGCGTATAAATCTTATTCTACCTATAATATAAAAAAGAAACAAAAATATACACAACTGGTATAAAATTCACGGTCCAACACCAAAATGATTTCCACGACGGACTTTTAACAAAGAAAACACTGAATAAAACGGTTCCCACAAATAATGCGACTAATAATAACTGTAATAATAGTGGGCGACTGAATAGAAGTAGTGCGATGGATGCGTAATATAAAGTATACGCTATATAAAATATGACCTTGCTCGGGTATATTTTTCCTAAATCCCATTTTAGATGACCACCGTCGGGTCGAGAGCAAACTCGCGTCTGAGTTCCTTTGATAAAACTTGCGATACATATAATTCCGAAAAATATAGCGTAAAATATAATAACCGGTAATAATTTTTTCCTGTCGAAAGTTAAATTCCCGAAAAAATATCCGCCGACTAATAAGCAAACTGGCTGTATCATTAAGAGAATATATGCGAATACAGTTGCGTAATGATTTATTTTTCCACAATTGTCGCTCCACATCAGGAATTCTAAAAACTGCATGAGACCGGCAACTATGAAAATGATGGCTATCCAACGGTCATTCGGATAATTTCGCAAAATTAGAAATATACTTGAAATGGCCATTATCAAAAAAGTAATAATGGAAACTGTTGAATTATAACACATTGTAATACTTATTTGAACATTTTTATTTACAAAGTAAATAAAATTCTTTTTTCAATCTCTTTATATTTTTATAAATATCACCATTTGATTATAACATCTTTATTTTGTCTCCAATCTCTTTATAATAATGTCCATTATAAGCTAATTTTTTCTTGATTGATTTTGATAAAATTTTATCACTAATCGATAACTCATTACAACAAAAGTATTTACACAGAAATATACGAGTTAAATTATTGTTGGTATCATATTGACCAATTCCACTCCTATATAATTGTGGATAACCGCCATGTTGAGCTTCAAAATTAGCTCTTAATTCATCGCTACATTTATCATATATCATGTAATAGAATCCATTCGTTAATTTTCCACTCCTGACTGGATTGTCTAATCCGGATAATGACTCAAACTCATTATCACTTGCACCGGTTTTTCTATCAATATACACGTTCAATATTTCTGTTTTTTCTTGATTAATTTTTGCGATATATCCCATCTCTTTGTGTATGGATTCTTTCGTTGGAGAAATTTCATGGATAATTGTTGGATCCATGCTTCTTTCAACAAATAACCACCGATAATTATAATATACACGATTTTCAACGATTGCTTTGTTGAGAGTTGGCCTTTTTATATTCGGATTCTCTTTCATCACATCTGAAACACTTTCATAATATTTTACAAATTCCATTGTTTCTGGATTGATTTTCTGTACGCGTGGACCTAAATTTAATGGTTCTTGATTAAATCCATTTGTCGTTTTTGCTTGCGATTGATTTACCTTTTCAAGTATTTCTTTGTTCATTTTTTCAACTGAATCAATTTTGTTTGATAAATATTTAATTTCTTTTAGTAATTCGGAAACAAATACATTTTCACTTTTCGATTCATTCATTTGAATCATTAAACTCAAATTTTTAGCTTCAAGTTCCAATATTCGCGGGTCATTAAAATATTTTATATTACTATTTATAATATTCAATACCATTTGATATGTAAGATTTTTTCCAATTAGAAAAAGTTCCATCTCATTCTCATGATTTTTCAAATCTGTTATTTTGTTTAATCTTATATTTTCATTGTTGTGAATAAAAGACTCAAAATCACTACTGCGATTTACAGAAAAACAATCGAGTAATACACATTCTTCATATTTGTTCTTGTGCTCGGCGTATCGATTTTTAATTCCAATACGACTTTCTCCAATTTTGACAATATAATTTCCATGTTCTAATGTTTTAACACGAATAATATATACAATTGAACCAATTGAAGCAAACTTTTGTAATAGTAGTTTTTCTTTATCAAGTTCGCGTTCTTTTTTGAATTTAACTTCATATTCTTTTGTATTTTTATCTTCAATTTGTAGTAATTGAGATTTCAGTTCGGTTGTTTCTTCTTCAAGTATTTCGTGAAGAGATTCTTCCAATTTGATAAAATAGTCGTGTATTTCATCTGCTTTTTTAGTTCCAGCTTTCAAGCAAAACTTTTTGAATGTTTTAACGTTAAGCATTATAATTTCTTTATTTTGACCACCATGTGATGATTTTGATTCTTTCTTCGGATGTGGAACAATTTCATCTTCGTCATTGTTTGTCATAAAATCTTGCTGCCGAAGCTTCGGTAGCAAGATTTTATAATCTTTATCAATGATAAATTGTTTTTCTAATAAATATTTCGCATGATATTTTTTACTAAACCCCAACCATTTCCACACATTATCCAAATCGATAACATAATCGTTTATTTTATCGTATTTTAGATAGCAGTAAAAGCTTGATAAAAATAGTTGTTGTTCGTAAGTTGTAAATTTGGATTGAATTTTTTCAATCAACTTTGATTTACAAGTTATATTGAATTTTGAGATTGGATTGTTTTCAATCAAATCAACGATATCGATACTTGTCGTATTCTCCATTTTATTATAATATTTAGTTTTGTTTATATTCAATATTGGAAAAATAAATTTCAATTTTTTTTATTTTTCGATGAATAAAATAAATAATTCGGTGAATTATTATTATCTATTATAAAATCTTTCTTGACTGGTCAGGTAATGTTTCTGTATTATTTTATTTCTTAATTTTTACGTGATTATTGTAATGAACTATATTTGTTTCATCTATATTTTCACTTTCGTGTTTTTCAATCTGTATCATTTCATAAATTTTATTTCTTTTATTCAAGATTTCTTTATCATATATTCTTTTTCCTATATTTAAAGTTTCCAAAAAATTTTTAAATTCAATTAGTTGATTATATTTTACAATAGAATAATTGATTATTCTTGAAATAAAATCACTACAGCTATTATTTGTATTACTATATAATATCCAATAATAATTTACAATCTTTCCATAACCTAAATATTGTTGAATTGCTAATAACATTGATGGATTATTTTTTTGTGTAATTTTTATTGATATTCCTTTTGTTATGTCTCCATTTTTAGTTTTTCTTATCATAATACAACCTTCCGCATCAAAAAACCCTGCCAAATAATAATCATTTAATTGAGATGAATTTATTTCTAACGGTATTTTTATTTTATTTGCTGATAAAACTGTCTGACATAGTTTTTCTTTTATATCGGACTTATTATGTCTCTTATAATATTCCATGAATTCTGATAAAGCATCAATCTGTGTTTTTTTGATTAGAATATGGTCTTTTATGTAATCAACAAATTTTGATAATGTTTTCCCGCGGTTTATATAAGTATATTGAGCCCGTGTTGCTTTGGATTCTGTTTTATTTTGTTGAATAAAACCACCAAAATGATGACAAATTATCAGTAGAATATTTGTTCTTGATTGCGCAATTGAAACTCTTGGATTATAACCATCTTTTATTTTCATAATACTTATTGAACCGTCTCCATCAATAAAACCAGAAATGTATGATGGATGAGGTGGAGTTTCAATGTATTTATTGAATTTTTGTATGTTGTCTTCGATGATATGATTCATTTTTTGTGATTAGTCTCTGTGTTGTTTAAATTTTTTATTTTCAATTTTTCTAAAATTGAAAATATTTTTTACAACAAAAGTCGTAAAAATAGTAAGGAAATTCCTTTAATTGCTGTAATGTTATTCAAACATTTTATTTTTTAATTCTACATAAGTCCAGCTATCAATTGGACGGTCTTTTTTCTCTTCAAGAAATAAAAGTCCTTTTTCAATTTGTTTATATTTATCAATTAGTGAATGATTTCCACATGTTCCGCATTTCGATGACAGTTTAACTCTCTCATTTTTTTCTTTGACTAATGGATGAAAATGATTTATTACAAAAAATTCTTTATTTTCTTTATCATTTTTGTAATATTCACAATATTTTGGTAAATTGTCTAATTGTCTTTCATTTTTTAGCCATTTCATAAATTCATCTGGAATCTTTTTCGCATCGAAATGACGAGATACCTTTCCTCTATTTGTATTTTGCTGAGACTGAGTTGTTATTCTCAAATTACATCTCCGATTATCAATTTTATTTTGATTTATATGGTCAACGCTTAATTGTCCTTTACCAAAACCAGAATGGTCCATAACAAGTTGATGTAATGATAATCCAGATAAAATTATATATCCAAGTCGCGAATTATATGTATATGTATTATATATATTATTTTCATAATCTTTATATATTATTTTAGTATAATCATCAATTGAAAAATAAGTAATCTTATTTGGATTACAATACATTATATAATATTCTTTTTCAATGCTTTCGCTTTCATTTTTCACTAAAAAATACGGATTAAACAATTTACCGGAATAACGGCCTATATTTTTTCGATGACCCACATTAGTTTTCAAAACAACCAAATTATTTTCTAAAACATATTTCTCTAATATTTCCATTTCTATTTAATTTATTTAATTTATTTGAATAAATTAAAATCAATTTTTAACGGTATCGCGTTCGTTTCAGAATGCTTAAATCTTCATTAACTACGGTTCCATTTAGAATATGTAGAACAATTACAATTATTTTAGAGTATTTCTTCAAGTCATTTAGTTAATTCATATATTAAATTTTTCTAAAATTGAATATATTTTTTACAATAAAAGTCGTAAAAATAGTAAGGAAATTCCTTAGTTTGAATATGCCAGACCCCCCATCCCGCTCATTATACGAAGAACATTGTAGTTAGTCGCATAAACACGGATTTTAGATGAAATCGAAGTCTTGGGTGTGACTTGAAGTTGAAGAGTCGCGTTGTCAATTCGCGAAAAGTTACAAGTGCCTGAGGGCTGATGCTGTTCGGGCTGCAGCGAAAAGGAATACACGTTAATTCCCGTAGCAGGAATGTTGGTGTGGTGCTGGTAAGGCTGAACAAGGTTGAAGTAAGAACCAAGACGCTCAGAGAAACGATCGTGGCCGTTAAGCTGGAGCTTAGCACGAACGACTGGGTTGCGGCCAGCGCGCTGGGGAGCAAGACCGGCGTGGTCAGCACCTCCGGCAGCCTCGTTGTAATCAGAGAAGTTGACGGGGGCATTGTTGTTGGTTCCGGCACCACCACCAGGGGGAAGGTAAGCCCAAGCGACTTCGGGAGTAGTCTGGGACTTTCCGGGCTGGGGACCAAGAGGGTCGGGGGCACCATAGGTCTGGTTGTAGACGGATGGGAAGGAAACAGCGGAATAACCGGACTCGACGTTGGTACGAAGGGCGGCCTGAGGGTCAAGGAGACCGTTGGAGCCGATAACACCGAAGGTATCGTTGTCGAAATCATCAGTGTAGTTGTTCCACTGGTTCATACCGAGCTGAATTACGGAATCTCTCTGAACGACCCAGATCAATTCCTTGACGGGGTGGTTAAAGTTCAATTTGACCTTGACATTCTGGCTGGTAATTGACTCATCTCCTGTGAATTGGAGCTGCTCAATAAGGTACTCATGGGAGACCTGAGCAAAACGTCTGCGCTCGTCAGTGTCGAGGTAGATGTAGTCAATGTAAAGCGACGCTGCTTCAAGAGAAGGGACGCAGAAGAGGTTATTCTGGGAATCAAGAGAGACACCGCAGTTGCCGAGCTGGTCAGCAGTTACGTAGCACTCGTTCTTCTGGCGGAACTCGAGAATGATCTTTACCTCGTGGTATTGCACCTGTAATACCCCATCTTTCGATGTATTTATATACAGAAACCGAGGTTAATATTTCTGTAAATTTTCGGGAGTGGACTATATCTTAAGCTTTCATCGAAAATTGTCAATTTTCTCAAACCCATATCCATTTAGTCTCTGAACCTTTCCCATAGTCTGACATAGCGACCTTAGGGACTTGGCTGCTGATTGCCCATTTCAAAACATATTATGTTTATCATTCGTTAGCATTTTCACGATGTCTGAGTTTTTTTCTCAGCCAAGATAGGCTTTCGCGTATCCTTTCGTAGCAAACGATTTTAGGGGTTTCCAGCAATTTGGAAATGTTGCCTGATTATTACATCAGACTAACACCTGCGGTATTTATATTTTAGAACCGCTAAACTAATTTCCCTTTCATTATTCTAATTTTCTGAAAGGAGTGGTGTTTTTCTGCCCAGCATTTTAGGCAATGAGAGGAAGAGCAAGACCGGGGTTGCGGCAGAACCAGAACTGGAAGGGAACATAGAGAGTAGTGGCTTCGGCCTTAGCAAGGGCGGTACCAGTAAGAGCGAAGGTGTTTCCAACCATATTGTCATATCCTACCTGATGACCGGGCTCCTGAGAGAGCTCGTTCCAGATGTTAAGCCAATCACCGTACTGCTTATCAATGCGTTGTCCTCCAATCTCAACCTCAACGTTGCGGATGAGAATGTGGCCGACGTAGTTGACCCATCGGAAGCAATAGTTGCGATCATAAACATCGGACTGCTGGTTAGTAACAACAGGGCACTCAACAAGGGGAAGAGTGACTTGAAGGTAAACACGATGAATAAGATCACCATTGCGGGAAATGGTGCAAGTAACTCTCTTGCCGAAGTCAGCAGTTCCGTTAAAGACCTGCTCAATGGACTCCATAGAGAAGTTAGTGTGACGACGATAAACAACCTTGAAGAAAGTGATTTGGGGGTTTCCAGTGAGATAAATATCTTGAGCGCCATAGGCTACGAGTTGCATCAGACCACCTGACATTATAACTCTAATAAAGAAAAAAATTTTTCATGAAACGCATTTAATTCCATTTTAATTCAATTTCTAAAATATTAATCTTCTAAATAAACCAATTTTTTAAACTGTTTTTTGGAAACGAAAGGGTTATTTTTGAGAGCTAAATATTAGTGATTATTCTCTAAATTGATTAAAGGAATCATCAATATATATTATCACGAATTCTTTAAGCTGTTTAAGATTCGGAGTTTTCGTAAAGAGGTATCGACTATTATTGGAAAAAATTGAAATTTATTTTTTCAATCTCGAATATAAACAATACTAAATATTATAATAAAATGGAGAATACGACAAGTATTGACATCGTTGATTTGATTGAAAACAACCCAATCTCGAAAATAGATATAAATTGTAAATCGAAGTTGATTGAAAAAATTCAATCCAAATTTACAACTTATGAACAACAACTATTTTTATCAAGCTTTTACTGCTATCTAAAATACGATAAAATAAATGATTATGTTATCGATTTGGATAATGTGTGGAAATGGTTGGGGTTTTCAACTAAGGGACATTCAAAATATTTATTAGAAAAACAATTTATCGTTGATAAAGATTATAAAATCTTGCTTACGAAGCTTCGTAAGCAAGATTTTATGACAAACAATGATGAAGATGAAATAGTCCCATATCCGAAGAAAGAATCAAAATTATCGCATGGTGGTAATAATAATGAAGTTATCATGATGAATATTATAACATTCAAAAAGTTTTGCTTGAAGGCCAGAACTAAGAAAGCTGATGAAATACATGATTATTTTATCAAATTGGAAGAATCGCTTCATGAAGTTCTTGAAGAAGAAACAATTGAACTAAAAACTCAATTACTTCAAATTGAAGATAAAAATACGAAAGAATATGAAGTTAAATTCAAAAAAGAACGCGAACTTGATAAAGAAAAACTATTACTTCAAAAGTTTGCTACAATCGGTTCAATTGTATATATCATCCGTGTTAAAACATTAGAACATGGAAATTATATTGTTAAAATTGGAGAAAGTCGTATTGGAATCAAAAATAGATACTCAGAGCATAAAACCAAATACGAAGAATGTGTATTACTCGATTGTTTTTCTGTAAATCGCAGTAGCGATTTTGAGTCTTTTATTCACAATCATGAAAAAATTCGATTAAATAAAATTACTAACTTAAAAAATCATGAGAATGAGATGGAACTTTTTCTAATTGGAAAAAATCTTACATATCAAATGGTATTGAATATAATAAATAATAATATAAAATATTTTAACGATTTTAATGAGTATAACCGCAATTTAGAACTTGAAAATGAAAATCTAAAATTGATGATTCAATTGAAAGAATCAAACAATGATAGTATATTAGTTGCTGAATTTATAAAACATGTTAAACATGTAAGCCAATTATCCAATAAAATTGATTCTATTGAAATTATAATCAAGGAAATTCTTGAAAAGATAAATCAATTACAAGTAAGAACAACTAACGGATTTAATCAAGAACAAGTAAATTTGGGACCTCGTCTTCAAAAAATAAATCCTGAAACACTTGAATTAGTAAACTATTATGAAAGTGTTGCTGATTTGATGAGAGAGAATCCGAATATAAAAAGGCCAACTCTTAATAAAGCAATCGTTGAAAATCGTGTATATTATAATTATCGATGGTTATTTGTTGAAAGAAGTATGGATCCAAATATAATTCACAATATTTCTCCAACGAAAGAATCTATACATAAAGAAATGGGATACATCGCAAAAATCAACCAAGAAAAAACAGAAATATTGAATGTGTATATTGACAGAAAAACCGGAGCAAGTGATAATGGATTCGACCACCCCTTTTTCTTCTACTACGTAGAAGCAAAGGTGCGAACCCCCAAAACGACCTCCAACCTACTTTTTTATAACAAATTCTGTTGTGGTCGTTTTGGGGTTTAACCACTTTACTCTCGAAGAGAGAAAAAGGGGTTTTGTAATCAGTTATCGATTAGTGATAAAACTTTAATGAAATCAATTAGAAAAAATTTACCTTATAATGGACATTATTATAAAGAGATTGGAGATAAGTTAAAAATGGTATAATATAAAAATGAAAGAATAAAACTATTGAAATTTATTGATAATTATAAAGAGATTGGAGATAAGTTAAAGATGATCTGATATTCGCTAAATAAAACAAATGA